ATTATCTGAAAGGCCTCCCTAAATGCCATACCACAAGACTATATCTTGTGCCTGATGTTACTGGTTTAACTCTATGCCACACAAATGAAGGAAATACAATGATAGAACCTTTAGGTAATATCTCCTTACATTGTATTCTATGTTTCGATTCATCTCGCATATGTGGATCATAGTTTCTAAAATCAAATTCTAATTCACCACCCTGATATTCTGATCCATCTGTCAACTGACAGGTCATTGATAGTTTTCTGATCTTACCATGATCTGGTGTATCTGGTTTATCATAAGGTTTATCCCAGCTATCACAATGCCAATCGTAGTATTGGTTTAGTTTATATTTTGTAAACTGACAAGATTCACTTCTGTCCCACTCAAAATTCCAACCAGCCATTTCATTTGCCTTATGCACATAAGGATGTAGTTCTTTATATATCCAGGTATCATTAAGCCATACCAGATCAGACTTTCTTTTTCTTTGTAAATTTTTAACTTCTTCTTTATTTAATTTTTTATCACCATAGCCACCTGTTCTGGCCATAACTTCTTTTTGTTGATTAGCATAAGCTATAACATCATCACAAAATTTAGGTGTCAGTACACCACTAAAATACCAATAATAATTAGATATATTCATATGTTATAGTTTGCACAAAATTTAAACTATCCTTTTGATTATTGGTTAAGTAATACATATTAGTTGATGGGAACATGATAAACATATTATTTTCTAATGGTATATCCCAACTTCTACCTTTACGTCTGTTATCCTCATAGTGTATTCGAACCATACACTCTTTTACATTTACCCCATAAAGAAATGTATAATCAGGAGAGTTACGTAGATCCACAGGATCTATATTTAATAATGGTATTGTAGTCTCTTGAGGCCTATATATATTACCCCACGTCTCTTTGTTAATTAGAGTAAATCCATATTTTAAATTTATATGATCTCTCATATAAGTGTTTAACATATCGAATGTTCGAGAAAATGGAAAAGGTGAATCTGTAACTTGTGATTTTAAAATTTCTTCTCGTAATTTATTTCGGTCAATGTCCCAATCTTTGGGCATTGCCACATCACCATAATATAAAGCTTGTTCAGATAATACTTTCTTCTGCATACCACATACCTTTTTAAATTATGCTTTGTTATCTGTCAAGTCCCAGGATTGATTTTCCTCATTCCAATGATACATCCAAGCGTGAGTAGGTGGAGTATTTTCATCTACACGTGTATTTTGAGCTTGTTGTTCTGCAGTTAATGCAGGAGCATCACCAATTGGTGAGTGCCATCTAGCATCAGATGTATTTTTTACCCAAGATGGGTAAGGTGATTTAGGCCAAAAGATTTGATTATCTTCATCCCACTCATAACCTATACCTGCGTAATTACCTCTAAATGCTTTAGAGTCATCACCTGAACTATGTTTATTTCCTAATGTATTGTAAGATGTTTGAATCCACATCTGTGCAGGCCAGTTGTTGTGTGTTTCTAACCACTGTTGACCTACTGTTTCGTCTTCAACACCATCAGCATTTAACATCTTATCATTATCCATAGTTAACACTTGGATAACTTTTCCGTTAGCTCCTAATTTTGCAAAATGTGCCATAATGTTTCTCCTTATATATTAATTTTAATTACCATTCAACTAGGATATTTTATATCTTATTACTACAATTCCTGAACCACCATTTCCACCTGTTGAATTACCACCAGATGTTGCTACGTGAGTTCCACCACCACCACCACCTGTATTGGCTGCCGCTGCACATCCTGTTTGACAACCATTTGAATTTGCACCTTGCGCCCCTGAACCACAAGGAGAAGCTGCTCCTCGTCCATTTCCACCTGAACCACCACCTCCTCCAGCTCTTGCTACTGGACTTCCTGTAATACTTGTTGTTGCTCCTGTACCACCTGCACCACCTCCTGAAGGATCATTATGGTTTGTGCCTACAGCTGTAGCACCACCTCCTCCACCTGAAGAATTAGCACAAGTAGAAGATGGTGAACCTGTCCCTCCGTTACTTCCTTGAGCTGGACTTACAGGAGGTGTATTTCCTGTTCCTGCAGTAGTAGAGCCTTCACCAGGAGAAGAGTTATATGCACCTCCTCCACCACCAGAACCACCACAGGTGTTTGAGGTACCACTTGCATAACTTTTTCCACCACCGCCTCCAGCTGATGTAATTGTTGAAAAAATTGAAGGACTACCTTTAGACCCACTTGGTGTCCCTCCGTAACCTGATTTTCCTGTTCCACCACCACCCACAGTTATTGGAAAAGCTGTCGCTGTCACTGTAATTCTGTTTGGAGCGGATGGGTAACCATCTAATGGACTTGCTGTATAAGGAGTTGCGGGAGATTTAACCTCTCTAAATCCTCCAGCACCACCACCGCCACCAGCTGTATTACATCTTCCTGAACCTGCTCCAGCACCACCACCAGCTACTACTAAATATGAAACCACATTATTAGCAGCACAGGCAGCAACAGATGATACTGTAAAAGTACCTGGACCTGTAAAAGTGTGAATTTTACAATTTCCTGAAGTTGATTCTGTCCCTCCAGAAGCAGATATAAATGCATTACCTGTTATGTTTGATGTTGAGTCTATGACATTTTTCCAACCTTCTGTGTCATCTACATATACAAAATAAGCTGATTGACCCTCTGTGCTTAAAGTAACACTTGCATTTATTCCTCCAATTTTATTTGTTCCATTTGGTGTAATAACTAAATTACCTGTTTGAAATGTGTTTGTATAATCTGCTACTGCAAAAGAATTACCTGCTGTTCCTGCTGGAAGAGTTACAGTGAAACCTCCGCTAGAAGTATCACAAAAATAACCTTCGCCTGATGTTACTGTAAATCCTGTCGTTTTTTTAGTTGTTACCCAAGATACCTCTCCTGTAGAACCAAAACCTGATGCAGTTCCTTGATTTGTGATAGATACTCCACTAGGAATTGTGAATGTATCTCCACTATCCCCTAATGTAGTTGTACCACAATTTGTTCTTGGACTAATTTTATTTACTTTTATTTCACTCATAATCTACCTATTGAAACTTATATCTTATTATTACGATTCCGCTACCTCCAGCTCCTGAAGCACGTGGGCCAAAAGCAGCACCTCCGCCTCCACCACCAGTGTTGGCTGTTCCTGCTCCAGCTGCAGTACTACAAGGGGGTCTTCCTCCAGCACCTCCGCCACCAGCTCCAGCTCCTCCTGTTGTTCCACATTGAACTGCACCTCCACCACCGCCAGCTCTTTGTACTGGACTTGCATTAATACTTGATGTTACTCCAGCACCACCAGCACCAGCAGCTCCACCGCTAGCATTTACACCAACTGCGCCAGCTCCACCACCTCCGCCTGCTTCGTGTTGTGCTGTTGGACCGTGTCCATTTCCTCCATTTTGTCCTTGAGGAGGAGAAACAGGAGGTGTATTTCCCGCAGCACCTGATCCACCAGGAGCACCAGTTGGTCCTCCAGATCCACCACCACCAGATGCACCGGCTGTTCCGCCTGTATTATATGTTCCACCACCTCCACCACCACCTGCAGATGTGATTGTTGAAAAAGTAGAAGCTGAACCAGCAGTGCCATTTGCACATCCTGTAACAGCGGCTCCTCCGCCTCCTACTACGATTGGAAAATTGGTTGCTGTAACTGTTATAGCTCCAGCACCTTCTAAAGGACTTGCTGTGTAGGGTGTTAATGGTGATTTATCTTCTCTATATCCACCTGCACCTCCACCGCCTCCTGCAAATCTTCCTCCAGAAGCTCCACCACCTATTACTAAATATGAAACTTGATTTCTTGCACTGTCTATATCCGAAATGTTACTTACTGAAAAAGTACCAGGTCCTGTAAATGTATGAATTCTACAATCCCCTGATGTTGTAATTGTTCCTCCGGTTGCACATACAAAAGGATTTTTAAAAGCCTGATCACTATTTCCTGAATTAACTATAATCCAACCTTTTGTTGAATCTGCAAATACAAATGTAGCAGAAGAGCCATTTGTATTAACAATAAAATTAGATGCATCTCCCTCTATGTTAGACCCATTTCTTCCTATTGTAATATTATTTGTGGCTGAATTTTCTGCATAATCAGAAACAGCAACAATATTTCCTGC